CATGGCTTTTAACGTTCAAGAATTTCGCGCGCAATTTCAGTATGGCGGCGCACGCAAGAATCTCTTCAAATGCCTCATCACCTTCCCCGCATTTGTGCCCGGTGGTACGGCGGCGGGATCGAAGGCCGAATTCATGTGCAAAGCAGCACAGATGCCCGGCCAGCAGATTGGCAGCATTGAAGTCGGGTACTTTGGTCGGAAGTTGAAGGTGCCGGGCGACCGCACGTTCGAAGAGTTGTCGATCACGATCATCAATGATGAAGACTTTTTGATCCGCAAGGCGTTCGAAGAGTGGTCGAATGGTCTAAACGCTCACATCTTGAACGTTCGTCGTCAGGATGCGCTCGAAACCAACAGCTACCAGTCGGACTTGACCTTGGTTCACTATGACAAGACTGGTCAGGAAAACAAGCGATACAAGTTCGTCGGTGTTTGGCCGTCGCAAGTCAATTCCATCGATCTAGGATGGGAAGACAACGACAACATTTCGGAAACGCCGGTAACGCTTCAGTACCAGTGGTGGCAGTCCGACACGACCGACTAATCGGCGTGACAACTCAACAGTTTTAGCTGACGTACCACGTGTACGAACAGTGACGGTTCCGTCTGTAGAGCATGGGCGGTACCAGCGAAGATGGCCCGGCCTAGCCGGGCCGTTTTCTTTTCACCATCCGTAATCGGATTGGGGACCAGCATTTCGCAGGAAGATATCCATTTTCCGGTGCCATGCATGATTCATCGGGCGATGCCACCGCATGCGCATTGCAATGACCATCAGGACCCACCAGAACCGATATCGGATCGTGTCTATTCTCCCCATCCTAACTTCTCTCTGAGCACGTCGAAGTAGGGCATGTGGCGTGGCTGAATGAGGTTGATGATCTTGGAACTGATCTGGCAGACGACTTCGTTGTTGCGGTCGATTTCCGCGACATCCCGGCCATCCACGTACAGTTTCGACTGATCCGATACGATGACGATTTCGACGGTATCCGGGACGACCACGGGACGGAACGTGAGCGTGTGGGGACAGATCGGCGTGATGGTCATTGCCTTGAGCGTGGGATAGATGATTGGCCCGCCCGCCGCCAATGAATATGCTGTTGATCCTGTGGGAGTGGAAATGATGATGCCGTCCGCCCGGTATTGCGCAACCGGTTGTCGGTCAATGCTCAGATTGAACGACAGGGTGCGACCGGAATCCGCCGCCTTGATGACCACATCATTCATCGCTTCGAAGGACATCGCTTCAACGCCGAAGCGTTTGATCCGGGCACCCATGAAGGTGCGTTCCAGCGTGTCGTAGTCGTCTTTCAGGACCCGCTGGACCGTCTGGATCATCTTGTCGGATGTCGTGGTAGTCAGGAAGCCTAGATTGCCAAGGTTCACGGCCAGCACGGGCACATTGGCGGGGATCTTCTGTGCGTTCGTCAACAGCGTGCCGTCGCCGCCCAACACGATGGCCGCATTCGCCCCGGTACAGATGTCGTAGGGAATCGGGAATTGACGACCACCGACGTATCCGGCGGCATATTCATCCAATCGGTATTCGACACCATCGGCGTCCAGTTGTTCGAGCAACGACGATATCACAGTCCTCACAGACGGATCTGTGATGTTGGGGCGCGCAAAGATCGCAACAAGCATGGCTCATCATACCACGATGCCGACTTGTATGTCAAACACCAGCATTTATGGGACCTTGCAAAACGTCGTCCTAAATAAATTGCGATATGGCATTGAAATTGTTTGGATTCAGGATCGGGCGCGACCGGCGCAACAAGACGCAAGAACGCCGGTCTTTCGTTCCGCCTGAGAATCAGGACGGCGCGATTCTTGTTGAATCCGGCGGCATGTTCGGCACATTCGTTGACATGGACGGATCTGTCCGCAACGAAGCCGAACTCATCACTCGATATCGCGACATGTCGATTCAACCGGAGATTGACACGGCTATTCGACACATCGTCAATGAAGCCATCGTGGTCGAAGAGAACCAGAGCAGTATGTCGCTGGTGCTGGACAAGCTGGACTACGCCGAAAACGTCAAAGATCAGATTCGTGAAGAATACGAAACGATCATGAATCTGTTGAACTTCAACAATGAAGGTCAAGACATTTTCCGTCGTTGGTACATCGATGGACGGTTGCACTATCACATCCTCATCGACCCGAAGAATCCGCGCGAAGGTATCAAAGAACTCCGGTACATTGACCCGCGCAAGATCCACAAAGTCAATACCATTGAGCGCGCGATGACCAGCACGAACGTGGAAGTCATCACGGACATGCAAGAGTACTACATCTTTAACGAAATGGGGATTGACTACACCAACGCGGGGCAAGGTGGAGCAATTATTGCGCCGGACGCGATTGCGTATGCTCACTCCGGGATCATTGACCACAACTCACAGATCATTCTGAGCCATCTGCATAAGGCCATCAAGCCGCTGAACCAGCTTCGCATGATGGAAGACGCCACGGTCATCTATCGTATGAGCCGCGCGCCGGAACGTCGGGCCTTCTATATCGACGTTGGTAACTTGCCGAAGACGAAGGCCGAACAGTATCTTCGCGACATCATGAACCAGTACCGGAACAAGATCGTTTACGACGCTCAGACCGGTGAAATTCGGGATGACAAGAAGTTCCTTTCGATGATGGAAGACTTCTGGCTTCCCCGCCGTGACGGTAGCCGGGGAACGGAAATCCAGACGCTACAAGGCGGCGCGAATCTGTCGGAACTGGCGGACGTGGAGTACTTCCAAATGAAGCTCTATCAGGCGCTCAATGTGCCGGTGAGCCGTTTGAAGCCCGACACCGGTTTCAGTTTGGGCCGGTCGGCTGAAGTGACCCGTGACGAAATTTCGTTCGGCAAATTCGTGGCGGCAATGCGCAACAAGTTCACGATGTTGATGGACACGTTGCTGAGCCGTCAATTGATGCTGAAGGGCATCATCGCCTATGAAGATTGGGACTACATCAAGCAAAAAATCTTTTACTCGTTCCTCAAAGACACGTACTTCAGCGAATTGAAGGAAATGGAAATCATGCGGGAACGCTTCAATTTCGCCCGTGATTTGGGGGTTCAGGAGTTCGTCGGTACCTATGTGTCGAACATGTGGATTCGGCAGAACATCTTGCAACAGACCGAAGATGTCATCAAAAACGAAGATCGTCAGATCGCTGAAGAGAAAGCTAAAGGCGAAGGACAGCCCGGTATGGGAGACGATATGTCCGGTGGTGATATGGGCGACGCAGACATGGGTGGCGATGCTGACCTGACTGGTGATGAAGGTGGTGATCTTCCGCCCGATGAAGACGACGAAGGTGACGGCACTGAGCCGGAAGAAGACGAAGAAGATACGGTCGAATTCACTGACAAGGAACGTGCCGCTATCACCAAGGCCGCGCGCCAATCCGGGTTAGATCCGAAAGAAGTGATGGGCACATTCACTGACATTCTGAGCGGCGATGGTGACATCGGCGAACTCAGTGACGAAGAGAAGGAAAACATCGAAAAGGCAGCAAAGGAAGCTGGCGTCGATGTGAAGACGGTTATGAAGACGCTCAATGATTTGGGCGGCGACACCGAAGAAGAGGACGAAGAACCCACGGCAGAATCGCGGATTCGGTTTCGGACCCAATTAGAAAAGCTGTGGGAATAAACACACATATGAGCAACGAACGTTTTGGCGGCTCTCTAGTCGCACCCTATCGGACTGAAGAGTCGCAACATACACCATCGGGCACACCGACGCCCGATCCGGCAGATGGACGATTTGGCGGCACCCTTGCGGCCATCTATGCGCCGCCGGTGGAAGAACCGAAAGTTGAGGATTTTGTCCAACCGGCAGTTTTGCCGAATATCGGCACGGAAGTGGAGACACTGCCGGAACCGGTGGTTGAACCAGAGCCGGAACCGGCTGTGGAAGAAATTTTCCAACCCGAAGAAGGTGAAGATGTCGAAGGTTTCGATGTTCTTCATCACGTGGAAGATGAGCACATCCCGAATGACTCTAAGCACTTCCACGGAAAGAACAAAAAGCGCCGCTAAAGCGGTTCACGGCTAAATACTGCATTAGCAAGAGGATTCCACCACAATGAACATCATCACTGCCATTCGAGAAGGACGGCTCTTTGACGCGAACGAATTGATCCGCGAAGGATTGAACCGTTCTATGCTTTCCGCGATCTATTCAAACTGCCCCACGGTCATGAAGGAAGCCTACGGCGGGCCGGGCGCTGGCGTCATTCCCGAAGACGAAATTGAGTACGTCGAAGAATGCGACGACATGGACGACGTTGCCGAAGGTGTCAAGCACGGTTTTAAGGGAGTTCTTGAAAAGCCCGGTAAGGGTAAGGGGAGCAAGAACGGAAAGATCAAAACCTACTCCCCTTTTTTCGACACTAAGTCGGAAGCTGAAAAGTGGGTCAATGACCACAAGTCGGAAGGATCTGCGTGGGTGATTCCCGCTGGTGAAATCTCCGATGATGTGGAGACGGATGATGATGATATTGTCGCAGAGGGTTTTCAAGGAGTCCTAGACAAACGACACGATAATCCCTCTCAAGGCAAGTACGGAACGACCAAGACTTATTCGCGCGTGTTCTCTGACAAGAGTGATGCTCAACAGTGGGCCGATGCCCGCAAGTCACAGGGTAAGACGTGGGTCAAGCCTGTGAATGAATCCATCCAGCTAGATGAAGCACGTGACAAGGCCGGGTGGCAAGCATACATCGGTCGCCTGAACGCATCCGTCGTTGAGAAGCAACACCAGATCGCCGGTGCCCGCCAGCGCGTCGCTGACTTGCGCCGCAAGAAGGCCAAGCCGGAAAGCATCGCCAAGGCGAATGAAGCCATTGCGAAGAAGCAAGCCGGTTTGGGCAATTTGAAGAAGCGCGTTGCCGAAGCACAGAAGAAGTATCAGGAATGGCTGAAGAAGGAAGCGGAAAAGGCAAAGAAGGCCCGTGAAAAGGCAGCAAAGGCCCGCAAGACCGCCGCGAAGAAGCCCACCACAGTCAAGAAGTAACAGGACAGGAGTCCAGTGAAACCCAAGGTAAATCGGCTCATTGAGCAAGAACTATTTCGGCGCGCCGCAATTCTAGTTGAGGCGCGCCGCATCACCTTGGCTGAACACCTGTTGATTGAGAAAGGCCCGGAAGATGATGGTGGCGAAGACGACGAAAAGAAAGCCAAGCTGAAAGCCATCAAGCAACAGATCCGTGATCTGATTCAACAGGCCGAAGACGCCGGTGACGAAGGCGACGAAAAGACCAACGAAAAGCTCTTGAAGCGGGCAGAAGATTTGGCGAAGGCCAATGGTCTGAAGTTGAACGACATCAAAGCCAAGGTGAAGCCGACTCCTAAGCCCGAACCGGACGACGAAGAGGAACCAGAGCCGAAGGATGGCGATGGGGACGATGAAGACGAACCGGAACCGAAGAAAACGGCGGTTGGTGGCGTAGCAGACAAAGCCGATGATGAAGACCAAGACGACTACACCGGCTTCAATAACTACGATGACGACGATGAAGATGCGCCACCGATGCCTAAAGACGGCACAGCCGACGACGACATCAAGAAGGGCGAAGTCACCTACAAGATTGCCGGGAAGAAACCCGGTGAATTTGAAATCAAGGCAATTCCTTCGCAGTGGTTCCAACAGTGGTTAGAGCGTGAGAAGTTCGGCCCGGCGGAATTGAAAGCGAAGCTGGCAAATGCTCAACACACGTCGCGGGAATTGACGCCGCCGCGAACCGACGACCGGGACAAGTTAAACAATTTCCGGGAACGGCAGTCCGGCTATCAGAACAAGATCAAGGCCATCCAGAATGTTCTTCGGTCTTTGCAAAAGGTCCACAACAAAGACATCGACGATCACAACAAGAAACAAGAGCGCCGCAAGGATCGGATCAATACCTTGGTGGACACGCTTTCAGACGGAAACCCGCTGATGAAAGTGATTGTTGGGTTGCTGGCGGACAAGTTGCTGAAGAACAAAGAGAAGGTCAACTACACGGGCGACGAAGATCCATACGGAGACGACTAATAACCATGCCACAAAAACCACTACGCCTCATCACTGAGGTAAACGAGAATATCACCGTTGCGAAGTCGCCATCGAAGGGCTATTTCATCGAAGGCATCTTTCTGCAAGCGGCACTGAAGAACCGAAACGGACGCATCTACCCGATGGAAGTCATGGAACCGGAAGTCACCCGGTACGTGAATGAGTACGTCAAGCACAATCGTGCATTCGGCGAACTCAACCACCCGGACAGCCCGTCGATCAATCTGGACCGTGTGTCCCACATCATCAAGGAACTTCGCAAGGAAGGCACGAATTTCATCGGCAAGGCGAAGATCATGACCGAAACCCCGATGGGAAAGATCGTGAAGTCCTTGATGGATGAAGAAGCCAAATTGGGAGTTTCGAGCCGTGGTATGGGTTCGCTGAGCGAAGAGGCCGATGGCACTCAAGTCGTTCAGGACGATTTCCAGTTGAACACGGCGGCGGACATTGTGGCCGATCCCTCCGCGCCGCAAGCCTTTGTCCGGGGCGTGATGGAAGGCCGGGAATGGGTCTGGAACAACGGCATTTTGGTCGAACGTCAAGTTGCTAAGTACAAGCGGATTGTTGAAAAAGACTTCCGCGACACCGACAAGATGGTCGAAGCCTTCAGCCGTTTCCTTTCTGAACTTTCGCGGAAACACTAAATACCGAACAGCCAAACCTTTTTAGGAGAACAAACAAATGGGTGCTTTTGAAAGCAAAATTCTCGAAATGCTCAAGGAAGCTACGGCGGCTGGTAACTACCCCGCTGACTTCTCAGCGGACGTGAAACAAGCCGACGTTCCGCAAGCAAACGCAATCGACAAGAAGTGGCCGATGGAAGCGGAAGAAGATGACGCTGACAAGATGGTCGCAGAAGATGATTTCGACGTTGACGACATGAGCGACGACGAAGTTGTCGAAGACGCCGATGCTGACGAAGACGATGAAATCGTGACGGAAGACGACGACAAGGAAGAAGACGACGTTGTATCGGAAGATGCCGACGAAGACGACGACCTTGACAAGACGTTCTCCGAAATGATCGCTCGTTTGAAGGAAGCCGAAGGCGATCCCGACAAGCCGGAAGGCGAACTGTCGGAAGATGACGACAACGACGAAGACGACGTTGTGGCCGAAGACGAAGACAAGGACGACGACGAAGTTGTCGCGGAATCCAAGACCAAGAAGAAGGTCAAGGAATCCAAGAAGCCGGTGAAGGGCAAGAAGGTGAAGGAAGACAAGGACGACATGCCTGACTTCCTGAAGAAGAAGCTGGACAAGGACGGCGACGGCGATCCTGATGTGAAGGAAGACGTTCAGCCGGGCGAAATCGGCATCACCGAACCGGAGCCGCCGGAACCGAAGCTGCAAGTCACCGAAGGCGACGACGACGAATTGACCGACGATGAGAAGGCGATCTTCGGCGAAGCTAGCTTGCCGGAAGACTTCCGCAAGAAGGCGTCCGTTGTGTTCGAAGCCGCTGTCAAGACCCGCGCCGCTGCGACCCGCAAGCGTGTTGCTGAAGAAGCGTCGAAGAAGTTGAAGGAAGCGTATGCGCTGTTGAAGAAGAAGTCTGACGCGCGCATTGCCGCACATGAAGCGAAGTTGTCGGAACAGGTTGACCGCTACCTGACCTACGTTTCTTCGCAGTGGTTGAAGGAAAATCGTTTGGCCGTTGAAGCCGGTATCCGCGCTGAGTTGGCCGAAGACTTCCTGTCCGGGTTGAAGAAGCTGTTCGTTGAACACTACATCGAAGTTCCGCAATCGAAGGTCGATGTTCTCAAGGTCATGGGCAAGAAGTTGTCCAAGCTCGAAGGCCGTCTCAACGAATCCGCCAAGGAGAACATGAAGTTGCGTGAATCCTTGACCCGCTACCGCCGCACGGAAATGGTCCGCAAGGCTTCCACCGGTTTGACCGCTACGCAAGCTGATCGTCTGAGCAAGTTGGCGGAAGGTATCGCCTTCCAGAACAGCACTCAGTTTGCCAGCGCGCTGACCACGCTCAAGGAATCGTACTTCCCGAAGGAAAAGGCGAAGGGCACTCTGACCGAACAGGATCAGAAGAAGACCGCGCCGAAGGCCGCTGATGCTGAGCCTCTTTCGGAAGACATCGCGCTCTACGTGAAAACGTTGAACAAGAGCCAGCGCTAAATAGTTTTGACTCACAGTCCTTTAGGAGAAACAAATGAACCTCTCACCTGCACTACGCTCAAAATGGCAGAAAATCATTGATCACACGGACATGCCGAAGATCACCGATCTTCAGGGCAAGGTCGATGCACACCGTCGCGATGTCACCATTCAGATCCTCGAAAATCAATATCGTGATCTGAAGGAACAGAAGGCACAGTTGTTGTCGGAAGGCAGCAACACGATGGGCGGCGGAAACATCGGTGCGTGGGACCCCATCATGATTTCGATGGTGCGTCGCGCGATGCCGAACCTTGTTGCATACGACATCTGTGGTGTTCAGCCGATGACTGGTCCGACTGGACTCATCTTCGCGATGCGTTCGAAGTACGGCCCGCAGTCTTCGTCCACCAACTACAACCAGACCAACGAAGCCTTCATGTCGGAATCCGACACGGACTTCGCCGGTCAGAAGCCGGGCGCACCGAACGCCGGTCACAACGGTACTGCCCACAGCGGTAGCAACCCGTTTGCCGGTGGTTACGCAACTGGTCGCGGTATGACCACGCTGCAAGGTGAAGTCCTTGGCGAAACGAACCAGCCGTCGTTCAACGAAATGTCGATCTTCATCGACAAGGTTACCGTCACGGCGAAGACCCGCGCACTGAAGGCAGAATACACTGTCGAACTGGCGCAGGATCTTAAGGCCCTGCACGGTATGGACGCCGAAACGGAATTGGCTTCGATTCTCTCCACGGAAATCTTGGCCGAAATCAACCGTGAAGTTGTTCGCACCTTGTACTACATCGCGAAGCCGGGCGCTCAGAAGGGCACCGCTAACGCTGGTGTGTTTGACCTTGACACGGACTCCAACGGTCGTTGGTTGGCTGAAAAGTTCAAGGGCTTGATGTTCCAAGTCGAGCGTGACGCGAACCAGATCGGTCGTGACACCCGTCGTGGTAAGGGTAACTTCATCGTGTGCTCTTCGGACGTTGCGTCCGCGTTGCACATGGCGGGTGTCCTGAACTACGCCCCGGCGTTGAACACCAACCTGACGGTCGATGACACGGGCAACACCTTCGCGGGCGTTATCAACGGTCGCTACAAGGTCTTCGTTGATCCGTACTTCGACAACACGGGCGACCTTAATACCGAACTCCTAATGGTAGGGTACAAAGGTACTAATGCCTACGACGCGGGCTTCTTCTACTGCCCCTACATCCCGCTCCAGATGGTTCGTGCGGTCGGTGAAAACACCCTCCAGCCGAAGATTGCGTTCCGTACCCGTTACGGCCTTGTGTCGAACCCGTACTACACGAACGCTTCGGGCGACATCATCAGCGCCAGCAACCCGTACTACCGCTTGGTCAAGGTCATCAACCTCACCTAAGCAAGTTCGGCGACGAAGTGAACAGGCCTGGCTTAACCGCCGGGCCTTTTCTATTTGGAAATCAGTTTCATGTCGGTGTCTCTCTCCACCACTAGAATCTCACACACCGACATGTATGTCAACACTTTTCGGAAATTTTTCCGACTAACACGGCCATGTGAATTCACACGGCCATGTTAAGCGCCGACCGTCTGGACCTTCTCCGCGACCGCCGCCACGAACTCAGCGTGAGCCGCCGCCCGCTTTAACCGCCGCCGCTGTTTCTTGCTCAGTCCATCGTTGGGTCGGTCGGTGGAAATCCCCGCCATTGCCTTCAGCTTGTTCAGGAGCCGCGCTTCTTCCTTCGACTTGCCCCAATTGTGCCAGCAACACATCGTCCGGCAATTCCCAATCTCATCCCCGCCACCGTGACTCCGCGCGCACGTGGTCGTGCGTGAACAAGACTTCCGTGCCGTCTTCAGTGATGCCCCACAGGTTCATGTGGTAGGGCTTAGCGACAGGATCTTTCCCCGCGTCTGATGCATTGCGCTCGACGGCAAAGAACGTTCCCACGTAGACACAATCCGGGTGTGAACACTTCGGCCCGTAGGTCAAGAATGTGAGCAATCGTGTGGACCGGCGACTGACCAAGGCCCCGTCGATCATCACCCGCGTGTTCTCTTCCCCGGCGCGGATCAAGGCAAACCCTTCTTCAAGGGTCAACGTCTTGAGACGATCATACTGTTGAATTCTTGTTTTCTTCATAGGTTTGACCCACTTCTACCAATTGAATGGCCTTTTGCCGGATGTCATCACACCACGACAGTTTCGCCAGCCATTCCGCCGGGATGCCGGATTCGCCATAGAAGGCCCCGGCAAGCTGGCCGTAGATCGCCGCAATGGTGTCTGAATCGCCGCCAAGGTTCGCGGCCATGAGACAGCCGTCCCGGAAATTGTCGGTGTTTGCAAAGCAGTATAGCGCGGCTTCCATGCTTTCCACAACATAGCCGGATGGAACAACATCTTCCCGCGCCACGACCTTGATGTTTTCAAATACCTCTTCTTTGGTCTTTCCTAAGAGTGCCCGGCGAATCATCAAAGCGTATTGGAAACAGGAATCGGTGCAATCCTTCGCCGCGTGTGTCACAATCGACGACGCTACAGCCATCCCGGTTGTCGCCATCACACTATTGGCGAAGAAGATGGGGATGGGTGCCAGCCGCATCAGAGAACCGTTCCCGGACGCTTCCGGGTCGTTACTACCCGCATACACTACCCCGGTGTCCAAATGCCGCTGTAGGGCCGCGCGGGTGGTGTTGCCGATGTCGAAGCAATACCCTAAAACGCTGTTGTACCCTTCCTTCCACCAGCGGATGTAACGGGCAATCTGGTCCGCGCCGTCAAATCCCCGCTTGGCGATCAGGCTATCGGCCAAACACAATGCCATCGATGTGTCATCTGTCCATTCGCCGGGAGCCAAATCGAACGGCCCGCCGCCCACCATGTCATTGATGGGTGCCGGTGCCATTGTGAATTCGTTGGTGGCTCCCACAGCGTCACCAACGGCCAGCCCTAGTAATGCGCCTGTGGCGCGGTTCAGATCGATCACCCTTTCAGAATACATGACAATGGAAAACGAGTAGGGTATAATTACAAACGTGCGCCGACCGCACACCATTTCTATGACAGGAGGTAACACCATGCAAACAGGGTTTAGGTAGGAGGTAACACTACATGCGTCCTGACATGGACAAATTGATCTGCGAACGTCAGCGGATCGGGAGCCGTAGCCTGTCGATGAAGACCGGCAAACGGTTGGACCCGCACGTTGACTATGATGATGATTACGATTCCGGTCCCCAATTCTTGCCGAACGGTCGGCGGCGGATGTACGGGTGGGAATCAAAAGAACTGAACGAAAATCTCAGCCCGCTGTACCGGTATTTGGATGCGTCCGCCGGTCGCCCGTGGGATGAGGTTTACAGCGAAATCCGCGCCAACATCGATACCCGTAGCGCTATCGGTCTGCACGTCATGCAGCACCTTTATCAGCACGTCGAGCGCCACGTGGAGATGTCGGGCGGTGTCCCTTACTACCGGAACTATAGCCGGTGGGTGGAAGTGGACGGCCTATACATCAACCCGGAAACCGGCATTCTCGACCACCACAATTCTTCGACGACGTGGCGGAAGCGGGACAACCGGAAGACGGCGGACCCGGATCGCCTTCTGTGGTACGGGAGCACGTTTTTCGTCCGGGAGAAGCGCATGAAATCGTCGTGCCGGTGCAATCATCCGAAATGGGATGAGCGGCCCCGGTATGAGCAGTACCGTAGCCCGGCCCCGATGGTGTGCCAGCACGGGAACCCGCTGACGGTCTTCTACGTCTGGACGGTGGTCGAATATCAGTACCATTCGCCGGACGAAGTGTACAAGGTCCACACCTATGAGAATAGCGATCAATGGACCCGTCGCCGCTTCAATCTGGTGGAACCCGGCATGCGTCACGTGATCCGCTATCGCGACGTACCGGACAAGCTGGCCGAACCCATCGTGGTTCGCCGGAAGACGGCCAACAAGAAAGAACTGAAGGTCATTGCCCGGACACTGGAAACGGTGTCCGGCAAATAGAAAGGCCCGGCGACGAAGCCGGGCCGGATCTTTTTAGGTGGGTATCGACTATTCGCTGATGACGGTGCCATCGGAAAACGTCGGGTCAGTCTGACCTACAGCCATCGTGCGTTCCACTTCGCGCACAATCGGCATTTCAGTTTCTTTGGTCAGATCGATGACGATGGTTGTGGACAGGTCTTGAATTGCTTCAAACCAGTGGGCTTCGGACTGACCTTCGGGGCGTCCCCGCTCTTCCCAAATTTCGTAGGCACGGGCGGCGATGGCTTCTTCGGTCAGGTCCAAGGTACGGTCTTGCATGGGGGTGTTCCTTTCAGGGGCATTGTACCATACCCCTGAACCCATACTAACACGCGGATTTGGTCCGGTAGGTGTTCCGTTCGGCGTTCTTTTCCTTCTGAGTGGCCTTGCGCGGCCCGACCGGAGCCTCTTGCCCTTTGGTC